TACCATGTCAGCTCCCGCAGGAACTCTCTTCCCAGCAGTTGGCAACCGCGAGGATCTCCTCGACGTGTTGACCGTTGTTGATGCGAAGAACACCCCCATCTCCAGCTCGGTCGCCAAAACTGGCGCCGACATCACCAATCCCTCCGTCTACTCCTACCTCGCCGATTCCTACAACTCGCCCTCCACGGACGGCGTTGTCGATTCCGCCGACGTGTCCGAGTTCTCGGATGCCACCGCCAACCGTGTCCTCCTGAGCGCCCGCGCCCAGAAGATGCGCCGCACCGTCCGCGTCAGCGACTTTCAGGCGAACCTCGCCGATGTCGCCGCGATCGGCCGCAAAAAAGAATTTGCGCGTTCGACGGCAAAGGCCTTGACGGAACTAAAAAGGGATATTGAGGCAACCATCAGCTCCGACAACGAATCCGTTGAAGGTTCCGGCAGCGTGGCCTACAAAACCCGCGGCCTCGGCTCCTGGATTTCTTCCAGCGCGCAGACCGACCTCCCAGTGCCCGCTTCCCAGCGCACACCGTCCGCGTCGATCACCAACACCGCGACCACCTCGCTCACCGAGACCAACCTGCAGAACGTCTTGCAGTCGATCTACGAGCAGACTGGTTCGCAGGACCGCCTGATCTTGGTTGCTGGCCCGAGTCTCAAGAAGGCCATCACCAACTTCACGCGCTTCACGGTGAACAGCACCTCGAACGTGTTCAACCTCCGTCAGACCGCGCAAGCCGCTGGCTCCGACAAGCTGGTGTCGAACATCTCCTTCTACGAAGGCGACTTCAGCACCGTTGAGATCGTCACGTCCCTGTTCCTAGCCGCTGGAGCCAGCACCGACGCTGAGAAATACGCCCGCGGCTACGTCATGTCGCCCGACCACCTCATGCTCCGCTACGGACGCCGTCCGCGCTTCCAAGAGCTTGAGGACCAAGGTGGAGGCCCGCGAGGTTTGGTAGATGCTATCGTGTCGCTCGCAGTTATGTCACCCAAAGCGATGGCGAAGTTCAACGCGACTGCCTAATTCAACCCCAGAAACAACTAACTAGGAAAAACTGAATTATGGAATTGTTTGAACTTCCCTCCGAGACCAAAGCCGCGACCGGCTTCTCGCATAAATGTGTAATTACTTCGGCTGATCTCACCCAGAGCGCCGATAACACTGCACAAGACGTTAAAATCATCACCGTGCCCGCCAAGAGCATCGTCACCCGCGTGGCGATCCATCTGAAGACTCCGTTCGAGAAGACCGGAACGGCGGCCTACAACACCAACGCGCTCATCATCGGAGATTCCGGTGACACCGACCGCTGGCTCGCTTCCACGGAAGTGAACGTCAACGGCAGCGAAGTGTTGGCCAAGGTTCAGCCCTCGACCATCCCCGCGGCTTACGTCAGCGCGACGGACATCAATGCGAACTTCGCTTCGATGGCCTCGTACGACCTCGCGGAGCTGGACGCTGGAGAAGTTCATATCTTCTTCTCCATGCTGCCCCTCGCTTCCTACTAAGCGTCTTAACACACGGCGGCGTCTTCGGACGCCGTCGCAGTTAGGATGTCATCAGAAATCTTCGGCGATCTGGTCGCCGACATGGATGGCGAGCTGGCCCAGCTCGTCAGGGATGAACTGAAGACCGGCTGGCATGCCCAGCAAGTCATGGCTGGCATTCAGTCCACCCGCGCCAAGCAGCTCAACGACCAGATCGAGCACTGCCCCGTCGATGGTCTCGGCCAGCATGTCATGGACGTGCCGGCCGATGCTTATTTTGCGTGGCAGCAACACCTTGGCCGCGACTGCTGGGGCGACAAATCGTTCCGCTCTTGGTTCATCAAGAAAAACCCGCAGTGCGCGGTCAACTACACTCCACGCAATCCCTCCATCCTCGTCCCATGACTCTTAAACGAGAAGACCTCACCAAGATCATCGGCGACATCGACCAGGCCGACGCTGACGGCTCTCAGTATCAACAGCGGAAGGTCAAAAACTTCAATACCCGCTACTGCATCTGGCCGGGGCAGACTGACGACGGCCGCAAGCACCAGAGCGCCTACGGTCAAAAGATCTTCCCGTGGGAAAATAGCAGCGACGTTAAGATCTTCCTCAGCGAGCAGATCATCCGCGAGCGCGTCATCTCCCTCGTCAACGCATTCTTCAAATCCCGCGTGCAGGTCCAGCCGGTTGAGTCCATGGACATCGACAAGCGCAATGCCGCTGAGAGCGTCCTCAAGTGGCTCCTCTTCAGTCACTGCCTGGATGACCTTCGGCGCGAAGTCCGCCTCGCCGCCGAGATGCGCGAGACCTACGGACTCGCCATCATGGCCATCGACTGGGAGCAGCAGACCCGCGTGGAAATCAAGAGCTTCACCATGGAAGACGCCATGATGATGCTGCAGGAATCCCAAGACCCCAACCTCCAGGCGCTGCTTGAGGTCATTCTCGACCCAGAGCAAGAAGAACTCGCCGCCCAGCTCATGGGCGAAATCATCCCCGAGCTAGGCACCACCGCCAAGGTCCGCCAGTTCCGCGAAAAGGGCGAAGTCGAATGGGAGCAGCCCTACATTTTCTCCAGCAAGCCGGTCGTCCGTTCTTTGGAACCGTGGGAGGACATCATCTTCCCCATCCAGACCGACAGCATCCAGCGCGCCCCCTTTGTCGCCCGCCGGGAACTCCTCAGCGAGTTTGAACTCCGCGAGCGCGCCACCTTGGAGGGCTGGGACAGCGAGTGGGTCGAGCGCGCCGTCAAGCACAAGGGCGAGCTGAAGCGCATCCACCTGAACATCCACCGCTCGGACAACTTCCTCTTTGAGCAGCTCCGCGACCTCATCGAAGTCTGGCACGTCTACAAAAAGGAGCACGACGACCGCACCGGTGCCACCAAAGTCACCAGAACGGTGCTTTCGTACAACATCACCGACAAGCCCGCTCTCCATGAGCTGATGCCCTACGACCACGCGCAGTATCCCTTTGTCGAACTCCCGCGCGAACGCAACACCCGCCCGCTCCTTGAATCCCGCGGCATCCCCGAAATCGTAAAAACGGCCCAGGAAGAGATCAAGGTCCAGCGCGACTTCCGCGTAGACCGCGCCAGCATCAGCATCCTCCCGCCGCTCAAGACGCCCGCCGCCCGCGGAAAGTTCGACCTCGTCCTCGGCCCCGCCATGCAAATCCCCGAGCGCCGCCCCGGAGAAGTGTCGTGGATGGCCCCGCCGCCGTTCGACCAAGGCAGCATCGAAGTCGAAGCCGCCACCCGCGCCGACATCGACCGCTACTTCGGCCGCATGACCGAAGCCGTCAACCCCAACATGGCGATGCTCCACATGCAGGAGCTGGTCGATAGCTGGCTCATCGACATGAAGCTCGTGATGGCCCAGGTCATGGCCCTCAGCCAGCAATACATGACCCCAGAAGAGGTCGCCCGCATCACCGGCAACGAGCAGCTCCAATTCAACGCATCGCCCCAAGACATCCGGGGCCGCTTCGACGTGACCTGCGAATTCGACGCCCGGTTGCTCGACTCCGAAGCCCTCGGCGCCAAGCTAGACTACCTCGCCAAAGTCTTGGTTCCCTTGGACAGCTTCGGCGTCATCGACCGCGCCGGCCTCGTAAAATATATGTTCCAGGCGGTCGATCCCAACCTCGCCGGAATCCTCGTCCAGGACATCGGCCAAGCCACCGCCGCCGAGCAAGAAGACGAGCAAGGCGCCTTTGCAAAAATCGCCGCAGGCACCGAACCGCCATTGAAAGAAGGCGGACAAAACCCGCAAGTAAGACTGCAAACCTTGCAGCAAATCATCCAGTCCAACCCCGCCGTCCAGCAGCGGTATCAGCAAGACGAAATCTTCCGCTCAATGATCGACGCGAGAGCACAAGCCTTCCAATTCCAGCTCCAACAGCAGCAAAACGCAGTAATCGGCCGCACCGGCGCCCAGCCCGCGCTGCAAAAGATGGCGCAGGAACAGCAACTCGGCATGACCGCCGCTCCTTCCGCTTAATGCCCCTGCTGCCAACTGCCAACTGACTACTGCCAACTTCCCCACCCCATGCACCCGAACATCAACGTCCGCAACGTCGCTGGTCTCAATATTCCGCAGCACGACTATCTCAGTATCTCGTATTACTCCGGCACCAACAACATCCAGACGGTGCAATACAAGGAGGGCGGCAGCTCCGGCCAAACAGTCGCCACGCTGACCTTCTCCTACACGACCAACCCGCCGACCACCGACGACGCCTCGCTGGCTTCCGTCACCCGCTCTTAAATCTCCAATTTCTAATTTGTAATGCCTTGGACGTTTAACCCCTTCAGCGGCACGTTCGATCAAAAAGGATCGGGCGGCGGCGGTGGATCTGCTTTCTTCGCCGGCGAGGTTGCAACCTATGCCGACCTCCCGCTCGACGGCACCGCCGCATTGGATAGCCGCTGGCTCGTCCGGTCGAATTCCGGAACGTGGCCGTTCTCGTCCTACAAACAAGCCGGCGTGTATGTCCGCAAAGCCATCGTCGGCGCCTCCCGCGACAACGACTACCAGCTCACCGACACGTCCTTCTTCGACGTCATGAGCGACAGCGCGTTCCTCATCTACGACGACGGAGATGCGACCCGTAATCTAAAATTCCAACTCTCCGGCATCTCCTCGGGCCAGACCCGGACCTTAACCGTCCCCAATAGCTCCGGAACCATCGCGCTGACCGGCCAACTCACCGACACCCAAATCTTCACCGCCAACGGCACTTGGACAAAACCCGATGGAGCCAAACTCGTCCATTACTTCATCGTAGCCGGAGGTGGCGGCGGCGGATCGGGTCGCCGCGACACGACAGCCAACAACGGCGGCGGCGGCGGCGGCGGCGCTGGCGGTTCAGTCAGTGTTGGTTGGATTGACGCAGCAGCACTCGACAACACTGTAACAGTCACAGTCGGGGCTGGCGGCGCTGGTGGCACTGGCAATCGCCCAAACAGCTCCAGCGGAACCGGTGGCACAGCTGGCGGCGCAAGCAGCTTTGGTTCCATTACATCAACTGGCGCACAAGCAGGCGCGGCAGGCAGCGGTAGCGCAGGCGGTGTCGGCGCGGGCGCATCGACGGGTTTAGGCCTCTATTACGCAACGAGCGTAGGTCGCGGCCCAAGTGGCGCGGGCGGTTTTGCGGCCAACGCCACCGCGCCCGCTGCGACCATAGGGACAGCCGCTGGCGGAGGAGGCGGCGGCGGCAAGCAGGCCACGACTTATTACAATGGCGCTAACGGCGGCGCGGCTGGCAACGTCACGTCTACCGCAGGCGGCACCTTCGTTGCCAACGCCGCTGGCAATGCCGGAGCAACATGGATCGGCGGCTACCTTGGCACTGGCGGCGGCGGCGGATCTACCGGCACTGGCGGCCAAGCCAACAACGGCGGCAACGGCGGACTCTACGGCGCTGGCGGCGGCGGCGGCAGCGCCTGCGACAACGACGCTGGCGGCGAGGGCAAAGGCGGCGACGGAGCGCAAGGCATCGTCATCATCACCACTTACTTCTAATTATGACCGAGCAATACGCCATCCTCGATCAAGCCGCCGGACACCTCGTCAACGTCGTCCTCTGGGACGGCGACGCCGCCAAATGGCAACCGCCCACCGGAACATCCGCCGTCCGACTCGCCGACATCGACCTCGCCACACTTCCGCCCGCACCCGCACCGGAAGCCGAACCGATCACCGCCGAAGAACACCTCAAATCCGTCGGCCTCGGCGGCGAACGCCAGCCCACGTTGCTTTATCTCCGCCAGTCCCTCGCCGCCGCCGGCCAGCAAAGCCCCGAACTGGACGCCATCGAGCAATACTTGCAGCAGATCCTCTCCATTTTCGCGTCCGATCCAAGTCCCCGCAACGACTGGCCCGCCCCGCCCAGCACCTTCGAAGCCGCCGTCCAGTCCGCCATGCAAACTCTTAACCCCTTAGTGCCTTAGTGTCCCCGTGAGAACTGTAACTCTTCAGTCTATTTTGTTACGCGCCTGGCAGAGAGTCGGCAACGACGCCAGCACCC